AGACACAAGCCTTGCAAGTTCATCTAGAACAATATGTCCAGCATTATCCCCAATCGTAAGGGCATTAGTTGCCGAGCTACTGTAGATCATATTAATCTCAGTCCANATGTTTGTCGTGTAGACACTTGCGTTGTTAGGCCCTGTAACGGTCTCAGTAATCTCCAGACCTGCACCGTCTTTACCTTTGATAGTAAGGGTGACACCAGAGTTATTCTGAGAAGATGTTAAAGAAACCCGACGAGGTTGATTAAGCGGATAGTTAACACGTCTTAGTCCACCCACTTCCTCTGAGTCAGCGCCGTTAATAGATAACTGTCCGTTCACACTTTGTGATGTACAGATACCGTCACCATCTCCTGCTGTTGCCCAGCCACCGTTAAGGTTCACGTAGAACTGATTATCAGTATTAGCCTGAGAATCAGCTACAACATCATCATCTGCGGCAGGATTACTCTTGCTTTCAGCGCCAGTGGAGTAGGTGAAAGTGAATGTTTTTAAATCGCTCTCACTCATATTATCCTCCTGTTACTTCAAATTAAGAGCTTGTGCATATAAGACCGTAAAGTAACCATTCCCAGCAGAAACGCCGCCACCTGTATCAGTGTACTGAAAAGTTATCTTAACGTCACTTGCTCCAACGTCAGCCCAGATTAACGCACCACCAGCTTCAGTAGTTGGATACTTTCTTCCTACTGTTCCTGCTAGATCAAACGTGTTTAAGAAAGCAGTGATTAGTACACCAGACTTTCCTATATCTAAACGCTTAACTCCACCTCCATTGAAGGCAACCTCAACGTCAATGACAATGTCAATAATTTGGGAGTTAGCGGGGATCACAATATTGGTGTTTGTAACACTTGTGTCCGTATAAGCGAACGCACTGGCCTGAGACATAACCACATGACCTGTGTTTTTTATGTCCTGACCAATAGTCGTTCCTGTAGTGGTATCAATAGGACCAGCGAGGATAGGTCCTGAAAAAGTGGTATTACCCATAGTAAGCTCCTTACAAAGCAGTTTTGACCTAGAGTCGTGTAAGCGTCTGCTGGGCCAGTCGCTAGGTCTAATTTATCCCAGTAATGTTAGTATAGCATCAAATGATAATTCTTACACCCCTAATGTTAAATTAAAGGGGGAGACAAGCTCCCCCCTTAAAGTGACGGCCTTACGCGCCTTCGCACCCGAAGATGCCGAGAGGATCAGATACACCAAAGGAATATCTTTCGCGGGCTTTATAACGCACATTACCTGTGTCGAAATCTCCATCCATAGAAGTCTGAAGAGGAACACGTGTAAAGTGTTTCATGCCATTAGGAACATCAGTGGTAAGGTACCAAGAGTCTGTGTCAGTGAGGAAATGGTTCACTGCATAGCCTTCTGGAATCGTACCATTATGTTTAATAGCATTGATGTCATTGTCAGCCGTACCCGTGCGACCTTCCGAATCTAGGATTCGTGTAGCCACAAACATGTTGTTTGGCGGTACGATTAGCTTACGTGGACGAGCCGCGAATCAAAAGACCCTTCTCCGTCTACCCCAGCCAGCAATCTGAATAACCGCCGCTTCAAGACTGGTCTCATTAAGATCAGCTTGAGTCGTTGGAGTATTCGAGTTTGTGCCGCCAGCAACAGTTGGGTGAGCGGTGTTGAACAATGAAACACCGTCGCCGGAGTTAAAGTTGTTAGTGGTAGGAAGTCCTTGGTTAAGAGGAAATGCCGCCTTCACCTGCTTGGTGTACGCCATAGCTCTTGCCAAAGCTTTCGTATAACGCGCTGAAAGCGAATCATACAAGTTATCTTCCATAGCTTCCTCTGTGATGGAAAAGCCCATCGCAATGGTTTCGTTGTTGTAACGAACTGAGAAACTCTCACTAGCCGTGTCGTAGGCAATAGCCTCACCTTCGGGTTTAACCGGGGCTTGACCAAAACCTGTCAATTTAACTTCTTCCTCAAAGGAACGATCTGAAGTCTCTGTCTCATAGACCTCTTCATGCTCATTCTCGTAAGTTTCATAAGTTAAACCGAACAACGCATTAAGGCCGGGAAGAAGCTCCTTCAGCATTTGTGCTCTTGAAATAGCCATCTACTTAGCCTCCTATGCTAATGTTGACATGTCGTACTGATGCACACCGGGGTTCCATGTAACTAGAACGTCTGGAAAAGCATCAGTCCAGTTGTTATTTGGAGAATCAAATAAACCAACTACACGAACTGCCAAGGTTGCTGTAGTAGCCGCATCAGCGTCTACCGTCATTTTACTCTGTTTACTTAGGTCCAAAGTATTTACAGCAGTGATATTCGTCAACGCAGAGTTCTTACCCTGATCTGTCGAAGCCATTGCCGCATCTGCTTGAACCTTAAACACAGCGCGAGGATTGTCCCAAACGAACACTTGCACGTCTGAGTGACCTGCCGCGGTCATTGCACTTGCTACCAAATGGTTGCTGAAAGTAAGTGCACCTGTAGTCCCGTCAACGTAACGAAAGCCACAAGCTATACCTATAGGGGTGTTAGTACCAGAAAACGTAGTCGTAGGGGTAGCCGCAATAGCGGTTGTAACACCAGCACCAAAATGAACAGGTTGCCCTGCAAAAATCGCATTAGTGTTATTCGACCCTAGTGGATACTGGGTCTGTCCACCAGTGTTATACCCTTGACCAAGTATTCCTACTTGAACCATCCCATAAGGTGCTTCAGTTGAACCAGCCATGATTCAATCTCCTTATGTTATGAGAAGAGCTAACGCCCTCCTCTGCCAAAGTCTACCCTCGTCTTTCTCTCCGATTCAAGAAGAGGCATACGAGGATCGTTCTCCCGCATAAAGTTTGAGTCTACTGCCGCCATTTGTTCTTCAGCTACTTTTTGATAATAAGCCGCTCTCTGCTGGTTTTTTTCTGCTGGCATCTTGCACAACAAAAGTCCACCGACCTCAATGTTCCCGTCCGTTCCGAACCGAGACCCTACATCCGAAAGGATGCACAACTCTGGGTGGTCTTCTGCCCTGCAAGGGACCCAACCTCCTCGAAACTTTTTTGATACATTGGTGTTATCAGCTTGACCCATCATCGAACTGCGAATCCATCTAAACGTCCAACCATCCTGCGGGTCTGGATCTGGAAGTATAGAAGGCGGTACCCAAGGGGTATCATTGCGTGATGTGTTTGATTCAACTTCACGAGTATCGTGATCTCTTAATTTACGATTCTTCCATGCGCCATTTCTCCTTTTGCCACTTCTACTGCATATTGCTCAGGTGTCACACCCAGTTTATTGGCGATGTCTAAACTGGGTACTATTTAGCTGTACTTTGCGTGGGGGCTTTCCACCTCTTGTAGCGGGAGCAACCACGGATTTGCGAGGAGCTTCTGTACGCGCCGATGTTTCCACCGTTGTCTCTACAGTTTCTTCGCCGCCGAAGTGATCAGGAAAAACAGACCTCATCCTTTCGTCTATTGCGCCGTAGTATGCGTCAGGATTAGTAGCCGGGTCAATACCCTGCTTTCTAATTTTAGCATCGACACCATAGGCGAAAGAGGTCATTTCATCATCACCGTTGGGTCCAAACCAAGGATTGTCTCGTAACCATTGGATGGATCTTGGATCAAGAGACTGCTGTGTTTGTTGCGCCATTTTGAGCAGGTTGCTGTTGTTGGGCGACAGTCTCCTGAGGTAAAGGTCGTAAATCTTCTACGCTCCTTTTTTCGTATAGAGCTTCGTTCACTCTACGTTGTGCTTCAACAATACGATCTGTATCTCCAGCATCGTAAGCTTCTTTAAAGTCTCTTTCAGCAGAACTAAGTTCTGTATCAGACTTAGATTGAGTCGCCGTAAACAAAGCTTCATTACCTTTTTGCAACAACTCTTTAAGTTTTTTATTTTCAGCGATTGTTCTTTGAGTATGAGCTACTGCTTCATCACTCTGACGCTGGGCCGTTTCTTTAGCCCTACGTTGCTCGTGAAACTCGTACTTCAGTTTTTTGATTCGTTTTTGCACCCTGTCAGAGTATTGACCTATCTCATCATCATCGTCCTCTACATCTTCTTCAGGCGATGCTTTCTCGTCTCTCTTGGCTACTCTATCTTCTGGTGGGGTGTCGTCCACCACTTCTACTTCGATGTCGCCGAAATCCTCTTCAGTAATCTCAGCTTCTTCTACAACTTCTTTGGGTTCGTTTATCATGCTCTTTCATACCCCCTTGGATCATCAACAACAGCCTCAACAGTATCATCGTTTATAAGACGAAACTCTTGACCATGTATTTTAATACGAGTTCCTTGAAACGCACGGAACAAGACAAAGTCTCCTTCCTTACACCAAGGACCTGACGGAAACCTTTCTTTATTCTGATAAGCATCCGGGCCTACTTTTGTTACAAAGCCCACAACGCTTGAGACTCTTTCTTCGTCTATAAGCTTATCGGGTTTTAGAATACCGCCTCGTGTCTTTGCTTCTATCTCTGGGATTGTAATCAGGAGTTTATAACCTGATGGTTCAGGGAGTTGTGTTGTTGCCTTTGTTTTCTTTTCTTCTTCTAAATCAATGACTTGCGTAGCCATGTTGCTTCCTTTCTGCTCATCGTACTTAACAGGGACGATGGTTCCCTCTGCGCTACTCTTTCTCTTCTTCTATCTTGGCGATGTCGAGAAGTTCACGTTCTGCTATTCCTAAACCCTCTATCTTTCCTACAAGACGTTGGTATTCGGAAAAGTCTTGTGCGCCTCCTAATGAAACTGTATCAGCTAAGTCGTTCATTAAATCACGCAATCTCTTTTGTAGAAGTGCCGCTAAGTCGTGGCCTTCCATTAATCTTTTTTCCTTTTAGCCCAAGCTGATGTAGCTTGAGCCGCTGTCATAATTTCTCCGTCCTCTGTGACCGTAG